CGAAGATTTGTTTATTCACCTCCGATTAGGAGACGCAGTATATCTTCATCCAAACATGAGTTATTTTGATGAGGCGATAAGTAAATGTGTATATTCAACGGGATATCTCTCAACGGAGAATTATTCACATCCATTTTGTCAAGAGCTTATGAAAAAATATAACTTACGACCGTTGCCCTCATTTATTGACGAGGTTCATACAATTATGTTTGCGAGTACATGTCGAAATATTATATTGTGTACTGGAACATATTCATGGATCATCGGGGTTCTTGGGTATTTTTCAAAAGTGATATATCCCGAAATCATTGAAGCATGGACTGGCGACATTTATGTTATTCCTGAATGGATCGAGATATTGCGTCCAAATCATAAATTACATTCGTTATTTGATAAATATAATAACACAATTCCTAACAAAGTAATAGTACGTCGGTCCAAAATAAGTTGATATCTCTCGTTCTTTTATGTACAAGGATGTAAAATAATATACTTGTACATATTATACTAACGACATTATTGACATGCTTCTTATTGTTAAACATGATAAGAATCCACCACCTCTTGCAAATTATAGTTTCATGATTAAACTATTGAAAAAACATAAGATCCCATATATTTCCACACATATAATCGACCCATCAATTATTGCAAGAAAGGACGAAATTGACGCAATTATTATTACCGGAAGTAGCTATAGAATCAACCCTTATTCATCAAACACTGCCCTCTTTAATCATGATCTATATTACTTGCATGAACTGAGAGATAAACCTGTATTAGGAATCTGTCATGGCTGTCAGTTGCTTACTCTCATGTATGGCGGCAATTTGGAACAACATGATGAGCTATACTGTAAAAAACAGATAACGGATGTTACACCAACCCACTTTTTATTTAACCACACGAGTAAAGCATCCCAACTAAAGTTAAAATATTGTTTTCATGACTTTCCGATGTTTGATGAGTCGCCAACATTACCACATGGAGTAAAGGAAATTGCATGGATGGACTTTCATGGAAAGCGACGGCCGTGTGCATTCGAGTTCGAACATGACAAGGTATTTGGTGCAATGTTTCATCCAGAATCACACGACAGTACATATCATATCATTTTGAACTTTTACAGAAGATATGCATCATCGGATGCCTCGGTCTGATGCCTCGGTATGACCCGATACTTCGGTCTGAATTATATCTATGATGGTTTACCTCGCATACATCATTCCACAGTTACCTGACATAAATGTGAGAACATTATATCTCTCTTCCATCAAAAACATATCATATGTATACGTATAAATATTCCATGTTGGTTTATTCACACCGATCGGTTCCTTCGTGACAGGATCACAAATCGTCAATACTTGTGCATACGGATCAAGTGGAGGGTAAATCGTCGAAAGTTCAAGTTCAATCTGTGTAAACTTACTCATATTAATTGCTCCAGTTGGTTGCATTTCATATGGATTCGTATTTAAACAAAAGTTATAACAGTATAATCCAGGCGGTGCATTTCCATTCGTCCTCGTATATTTCTCGACATAATTATAAACACCGGCATCAAATACATTCTCTCTGTACTTTCCATTCAATGTGATACCCATCGTCTGCAAAATATCGCGCTGATTCTCGCTTTTAAACTCGCCAGTAATATGAATCCCTGACCGTCTCAACTCAAACGGATTGATGCCGGGTCCAATTCCAACACCGGGTCCATTCTTCGGAAGATCACTAAATCCTGGCACAATCCATGCACCGTCATCTTCTGCAGGTAAGATATCGTATGGTAAATAATTATATGGCCAATTGGTATAATTGCTCCATTCATTGCGCTGATTCACATCACTCCTCTGGAAAAAGAATGTCCAACTCGCAACCATTCCTTGTGAGTTCTCAATTTTCACCTTTTTGTTTCCAGTTATGTTTCGAAAGTCCCAGTCGTATACGCTACGAATAAGGTATTTTTGCTGATTTGCGGCAAACACCTTGGCCTCGTCATTCGAGAGAAAGCAATAATTACATATCATATGAACATCTGCATTCCAATCCGTGCGTTTATTCTGAAACGAGGTGTCTTTTAGCGCGATGTCGGGAGGCGGCTGCAGAAACCGATAAAACTGGTGTTCTGGTTTATTGAAGTCTGGTTGTACAGTTGGCCAATAGTTCGCACTGTCGGTTACGTCGCGTATTGTGAATAGCTCACGAACAGGTCGCAGTGTTACATCGATTTGAAGTTGGTTATATTGAAGACACACGAGAGGAAACGCCATTTTATTATTCATTGTAAACCAGGTGTTAATTGGAATATACAACTTTCGTCCGCGAATCGACGGTTCAGGTCCTTCAGGCGAGGAAGTAAAATATGCATTTGGATATTGGTTAATACGCGCACCAGAACACCCAGGATTGTTTAGTTCTGGAACATGTCCGGTCATGTTATCATATAGTTCCTTCTTCGTCTTACTAAAGTCACGCTGAGCCATTGCAAGCAAGTATCTTCCGGAAAACTTCTGGAGTATTTGTCCTCCAACGGAAATAACGACCTCTTTTATGATTTGAGACCCAATATTTTCGATCCATTTGAACTCATACGGCGCCCACATTCCTTTTTCTTCATTTGTTCCAGTAGGTGGCATAATTGGACTCCATATACTTGGCAATGTAACAACCACATATGAGTCCATTAAAAGTTCAGCATACCTTGGTATATAAAACGTAAACTTGGATTCTTCACTTAGACGTAGTTTCTTTTGCCCATCAAAGTCGATTCGAAACTTCTGAAGACCGAAATTAGTATACCGAAGATAGGTTGATTTGAAGAATGTTTTTTTAGGATTGGAGTTTAATATTACGTTCTGATTACCAGTTGCCACTAAATTTAATAAACCTCCTGCCATTTGATATACATAATATTATTATTTTAACTTTATTTTTATAGTGATTATTTTATAGTCATTACGATGTATGTGAATATCCATATGGTAACACATACATCCTCTTGACCTGAGTAAAAATTGATTTAAAAAACGTGAAATAACATATTATAACATTATACATGGATTATTCAAATAAAACACGCGACGAATTGATTGCAATTTGCAAGGAGTTAAAGGTAAAAGGATATAGTGGAAAAACGAAACATGACATTGTGAAACTATTAGAGGGAAATATTACCCAACAGAAAGATTCTCCCTCGCAGCAAAACATGATATTATCTGCCAATGTACCAGAATATAATGATGAGTATGTATACCAAACAATGCTTACATGCATCGGAAATAAGCGAAAACTAGTGAAAAATATTCGCAACATATTGGAAGAGGTAAGACAGTTATGTGGTAAAGAAAAACTAAACATAGTCGACGGGTTTGCCGGATCATCTGTTGTATCCCGAGAGCTTAGTTACATTGCAGACCATATTTATACGAATGACCTAGAATATTATGCATATTTGATGGCACATTGTTATTTGGTATGTCCTACAAATGCCCAACAATCAAGAATTGCCGCACATATTGATACCATGAATTATATTGCAGAACACGGGCCATTTATAGACGGAATTATTGCCACACTTTATGCTCCAAAAGATACAAAGAATATACAAGAAGGAGAGCGATGCTTCTACACGAGAGAGAATGCACGTATTATTGATACGTTACGAGCATATATTCAAGATAAAGTAGAAGACGATATATCAGTGTATTGTTTGGTTCCACTTCTAAACAAAGCAAGTATTCATACAAACACGGCTGGGGTGTTTAAAGGATTTTATAAAAGAGGAAACGTCGGATGTTTTGGCGGGGATGGAGAGTTTGCGTTGTCGCGAATTATGAAACCAATCCGTATTGATATGCCAATTTGGAATACGACCGGAAACTATACTGCACACCCATCAAACAAAGACATGAATATATTGATTGACGAACTGCCAAATAATATTGACATTATGTATTTAGACCCGCCATATAATCAGCATCCATATGGCAGCAATTACTTTATGCTGAATGTAATTGCCACAAATAAAATGCCGGAAGAGATATCCAAAGTATCAGGGATTCCGTGCAACTGGAACAAATCCAACTATAATTCTCGCATCACAGCAGTTGAATCAATGAAACATCTTATTGCAACCGGTCTTACAAAGTCGTCGTATGTACTTATATCATACAATAATGAAGGAATTATAACAATGGATGACTGGGCTACACTATTTGCACCATTCAATGTAAAAAAGTATGAAGTGAACTATGATACATTCAAAGGGTGCAGGAATCTTAAAGAGAGAAGCAATAAAGTGGTTGAAATTATGTATTTAGTTTCTAAGAAATAATATTGGCGATGTGTTGAACTTGTGGCAACACGGAAAATACCTCATCAATCACGCGTTTACAGATGACAATAATTTCATCTTTTTTCCATAATGAAGATCCATGTTTCATTTCATCCCATTTGTGCGACTTTACAAATACCGACGCAACCCCTTTTCCACATTTTTTATGAATATCGATGTTTTGTAGTATGTTCTGTATTTTACCGTTCATTTCGTCGGATGTCATCGCTGGAGTTATACCGATATAATGATTCGGAAACCCCATATTCATCATCTCAATTCGCTTTGCAATCGTTTCACTTGAATGAAAGTCGCAACCTGATGCAAACATCACATACGGGAAGATGGGTAAGTTGGCGAATAACATCTCCGCGCCTCTTATATTCTTTGCACCTCTTTCAATTGCATTTCCGGTTGCTTGCCGCTTTTTGTTCTGTTCAAATAGAAGATCATTTGTTCCTTGAACCTTATCTTCTATAATAAGAATAGGTATAGACTGGCCATCGATAAAATGGATTACAAATACACCCCCATCTGGTTTCATATATACGCTTTCATTTTCCTTATTTGGTGATGGCCCCCCACATTTATGAAAGTATTCCTGACATTCGTACAGTGTCATCGTTTTTTTATGAGTAAGAGTTGCGCCTATAGCAATACACTTTGCTTCGATGTATGGGCGTAGTTCGCGGACTGCATTATTTAATGTATCTTCCGATGAAGCACTGTCATCATTTAGCCGACGACCACTTATTACTAACTCACTTAGACGTTTGCTTAATCCACTTGACTGATCGATTACTGTATTTGACGCTGCCATATAAAATGTTGTTGTTGTTGTTGTTATAAAAGAGGTATTTATATGATTCAATTTTATTATAATAAATGCATGTACCCAATTTGTGGTTATATTATATTTACATAGTATAACTGGTACTGTCGATTGCCGCGATGTTAAAAAATATTCATTATAGTTTAATTGGAATTATCATAGTAATTGTTGGAGTATGGCAACTTATTCGTGTTACAACAATGTCGCCGATCATACCTGCGACGTATAAATCATCATTATCTTCGTCATCGTCTTCGTCAT